GGTGAGGCAATTCGCACAGCGACTACACAGTTCCGTGCAACAGCAGTTGCTCCACGTTTCGGTGCTTTCTACGTTGGATACATCCACCCAGAAGTATCACACCAGTTGCGTACAGAGACAGGTTCAAACACCTGGCGTACACCACATGACTACCAGGATGCATCAGCACTTATCGCTGGTGAACTTGGTTCATGGGAAGGTGTTCGCTTCATTGAGACACCTAACGTAACAGTAGCGGTAGATGCAGTTGATGGCTCAAAGACATTCAACTCATACATCCTTGGTGCTCAGGCACTTGCAGAGGCTGTCTGGAAGGAGCCAAAGATTGAATTTGGTAACGTCACAGACAAGTTGAACCGTTTCCGTCCAGTCGGATGGCATGGTATCCTCAACTGGAAGTTGTACCGTCCACAGGCACTTATCAAGATTCAGTCTGTTAAGTTCTAATTTAAGTAGTTTGACGGGTGGGGCCAGGGGTAACTCTGGCCTCATCAGTAAGGTTATTTGAAAGGATACCTATGGCTTACCTATTTAAGACCCCCACAGTAAGTGAGGGACCCCTCGGCGAAGGGCGCTTATTCAGCCGTTACAGGCTCGTAAAGGGCGTTTCAGTGCTCAAGATGGATGGAGAGTACTTCGAGGTGCGCTACGCCTCTGAGGAGGAAGTCAAGGCCGCAGACAAGTTTTATCTAGGTGGTATCACCTATGAAGTAGATGCAGAAGAAAAGGCAGACCTAGAGGCTGCTGGTTACACAATAGAGACGGTGGACTAATGGAATGTGACCATATTAGCAAGGTAATCGAGTGGGGAATAGAACGCAATAACGGGGCAATAATCGAGGTACCAACCAAGTATGGTTGCACGAAGTGTGACGAGGTATCTGACACAGTATTCCCTAGCGTTGATGTGTTTGTAGACCACAGTGACTGCGATAGGAATCCTTGCTTTGGACATAAGGCTAAGGGACTACAACTTAATACTGGCGATGCTAACTCCCAAAAAATGGTTAGCAATAAAAAATGGGATGCTGAAAATAATGCTTATGCTCAGGCTAGAGCAGAAGGTATCCAACCTGCAGGTACATCTATGGCAAAGATTCAAGAGGCTCGCAGAGCATCAGAAGCCATGGGTAAGGCATTTAGTGCTGACACTGCAGGAGTTGAAGCAAGCATGATTACAAACAAAACAGCAAACAAGTTGAAAGAAGTGGGGTTAGTTTAATGTCAGTTAAAGGCGAAAAGTACACATCTATGGCCAAGAAGATGAAGCATGAAAAGTCAGAAGGCAAGATGGAGCGTATGATGGAATACGGCAAGATTAAGACCAAGCCTATGAAGGCCAAGAAGAAGCCAACAATGGTTAAGAAGGCTGGTAAGAAGTAATGGCAAAGAAAGTTTCATACCTCGATAACATTAAGAAAGAAATTGCAGACCGTGGCAGAGCAGCCGATAGAGCGGCTAAGGCTAGTTACGAAGCGCGATACGGAATCGAAGGAATTAAGCAGCCTGGAGCACAAGCGCGTGCTTCAAAGACTGCACAGACTCGCAGAAATGCTACAGGTCAGTTGCTTGGTGCAGTACTCCAGGGTCGTCGCTATGACGAAAAGGGACGTTTAATCACAGCATCTCCTACCAATAAGAAGAATCCTGCAAAGCAGGTTGGCAAGGCTACACCTATGAATGCTACTAAGAAAATAGCAGCAATGGCAAAAGCCAATGGCATGACAACAAAAGAATATTCAAAGCGAATTAATCAAAAGCCAGCAACAAAGAAGAAGTAAATGGCGTACACCAAGTCAGCACTGCGAGAGCGTATCAAGAATCGCATTATGGCTGGTTCCAAGGGTGGAAACCCTGGTCAATGGTCTGCTCGCAAAGCGCAACTTCTTGCTCAAGAATACAAGAAGGCTGGCGGTGGCTACTCAGGTAGCAAGACCAAGGCTCAATCATCCTTATCCAAATGGACTAGGGAAGAGTGGGGAACTAAGTCAGGTAAGCCTAGTACCCAAGGTGCTAAGGCAACTGGTGAGCGTTACTTGCCAAAGAAAGCACGTCAGGCTCTTACCAAGGAAGAGTATGCAAGAACTTCCGCTGCTAAACGTAGGGGAACTAAGCAGGGTAAGCAGTTTGTAAAGCAACCGAAAGCAATTGCAAAGAAGACAGCAGGTTACAGATGAAAGACTCACGATTAACTCGGGCAGGTGTGGCTGGCTATAACAAGCCTAAGCGTACACCTAGTCACCCTACTAAGTCACACGTAGTTGTGGCTAAGGTAGGTAGCCAGGTTAAAACCATACGCTTTGGTCAACAGGGCGTTTCTGGCTCACCTAAGAAAGCAGGAGAGTCTGCATCATACGCAGCGCGCCGTAAATCCTTTAAGGCACGTCATGCAAGCAACATCGCAAAGGGAAAAATGAGTGCCGCATATTGGGCAGATAAGGTGAAATGGTAATGGCAATTAAGGTATCACAATCAACAATCGATAAGATTAAGAAAATGGGTATGACCAAGGCACTTGCTGGTGCTAAGGGCGCATCTCCTGAAATGAAGGAAGCGCTTACCCGTATGTACGGTGCAAAGCGTGTATCAGCAGCAGGTGGTGCTTCAACAGCACCTAAAGCAAAATCAGCAGATGTTGCACGTAAGGCTAACATGGGCGCAGGTCCTGCTAAGTACAAGTCTGCAGATGCAGCACGTATGGGTACCTCAGCACAGTCTGTCTCAAAGCCTAAAGTAACAACTTCTAGCAACTACGTTGCTGGCTCAAGAGACCCACGCGTTAACGCTGCTAATGCAAGAGAAGCAATTGCTAAGGGCTCTGGAAAGAAGATTACTTTTGGTAAGGGTGGCGCTATTACAAATAGAACTGGCACCACTATTGACATCCGTGCGAATGCTGCAAGAGCACGTGCAGAGCAAAACAAGCCTAAGACTCCAGCGCAGATTGCTGCAGAAAAGGCAAAGAAGGTCGCTACGGAGAAGGCTGCTCGTCAACGCAGTGCTAACCGTGGATACAGCAATCGATAATTAAAGGAACCCAATGACAACAACCTATGCTAATTTGATAGATGAAGTCCTCTTCAATTTGTCTGGTTACACGCTCCGTCAGGACCGTACTACCCACATCATTGAAGATATCAGCGACTCTGCCCTATCAATTAAATTTGACAATGCTGCAAAGATTAGCAAGGGAACAGTTGAGATTGATGACGAACTCATCTGGCTTGATTCCTATGACCGTACTGGAAGCACTGGCACAGTACCTCCGTATGGTCGTGGGTATCAGGGTACAGGTAAGGCTGCTCATACTGCAGGCTCACGCGCTGTTATCTCGCCAACATTCCCACGTTCATCAATTAAGCGCGCTATTAATGACACCATCGATGCAGTATTTCCAAACCTTTTTGGTGTAGGTGTTCATACATTTACATTCAACAACATTAAGATTGCTTACGAACTTCCTGCAGAAGCACAGACAGTTCTCTACGTCTCTTATGAGCGTACAGGTTCTACTAAGGAGTGGGGTCCAGTCAAGGACTGGCGTCAAGACCCATTGGCTAACGTTGGCGCTTTTGGCTCAGGCAACACTATTTCTATCTATGGAAACATTCCATCAGGAAAAACAGTGCAGGTATTCTACTCTAAGAAGCCATCTACGCTTGTTAACCTTAATGACCAATTTGAATCAGTAACTGGACTACCTTCATCCTGTAAGGATGTAATCGTATACGGCGCATCATCACGTCTTATTTCATTCATCGACCCAGGTCGCTTGAACTACTCATCAGCCGAAGCAGACCAGGCAGATACAAAACTTCAATATGGTTCTGGAGCCTCAACTTCTCGTTTCATTCAGAATCTCTATCAGGTTCGCCTTAGCGAAGAATCAAAGAAACTTCGCGACCTTTACCCTATCCGAGTCCACTATACGAGGTACTAACAGATGCCAATATTACGTAAATATTCCTCAATCTCTCAGGAGACCTACCTTACAGCAGCCCTTACTTCTGGCGCTAACACTATGTCTGTTGCTAATGCTAGCATTCTTCTTGCTGGTATTACACCTGCAGCGAATGAAAAGTTCACTGTAGTTATTGACCCAGACACTGCTCTTGAAGAGATTGTATATGTCATTGCGCCATCTACACCTGCTAGCAACATTCTTAC